GTTGAGTTAAATGCTTGAGCTGCACCTCCTCCACCAACTAAAAGATATTCAATTGGTATTACAGGTCCTACATTACCGATAGCTGCTGTTTGAAATAATCCCATATTATTGTAATCTGTTTACTCCTAATAAATAAATAGTTGAGTCATTGAAAGATACTAAACTTAATAAATCTTGTGCACTACCTGATGCGGTTACTTGATATGGATAGTTGTAGTTGGTTTTAAACATACTTCCCAATACCAAACTTCCAGAAGTTGCAGGTTGTGTAATTAATAAATTTACAGTTTCACCTGGTCTTATATTAGTTGCTTCCAATCTTGTTGTTGCAGATGATGCAAGTGTTAAAGTAAAGAAATTACTTCTTCTCATATCAATACTTGCAGTATTAGATGCAATTGTTAATGTAGAAACATTACCATATGCACTACCTGTTATTGTGATACTGCCTGTAATTGTTTGTGAGCCTGTAAATACATTACTGCCGGTTGTTGCAAAACTTCCAGTTTTATTATTTAAAGAAACTACTGATGCAGTATAAGAAGATAGATTTGCATTTGTTATCAATTGAGATGCAGTAAATGCATTTGTTCCTAATATACTTGCAGTAAATGGATTTAAATTAGCATTTACGGAAATAAGTAAAGATGAAGTTACAGGTTGTAAATCGTTCCACTTTGTATCATTATTATTTTCATAAGTTATTCCATTGTTAAATTGTTGTGCAACACTAGCACTAAAATCACTTACAGTTGTGTTTCCTAAACCTTGTATTCTCGAAGATGAGATATAAGATGCAGATACTTCACCCTTAAATGAAATAGACGAGCCAGAAACACTCATAGAGCCCGTTATTTGACTGCTTCCTGACACTCTAACTAATCCGTTGAGTGTTTGTGTATCCGAACTACTATCTCCCAAAATATTAGACCCAGATGAGAATATAATGGATGACGACTCAATCAAAGTATTTATTCTTGTTGCGTTTAAAGTTCCTATTATTTCAACATCACCTGTAATATTTTGATTTCCTATAAAAGTATTCGAGCCAGTAGTTGCATAACTTCCAGTTTTATTGATTAAAGATGAAGTTACATTCTCTAATGCCTGTAATTGTGTAGATACTGATGAACTAAAATTAAAGGGATTACCTAAACCATTTAGTATAGATGCACTTACTTGAGATGCACTAATATGATTAGTTACTCTTAAATTACCTGCATTATTTACAAAAACACCTATTCCATTTCCTAATGCATCTTGTATCTCTGTCAAAGTTGCAGATGCAGTCGTATCACTACCTAAATGAAGTAGAGATTGAAATGATTGTGAGATATATTGATTACTTAAATTTCCCATATTATTATTTTATTTTTAATCTGTTATCCATGTTCTAAAATCACCATATGCACCACTCCATTTTGCTGGTGTAGTATTCCATATCTTTGGTTGTATCCACAATTCACACTCATCACAATTGAATAAGTTTGATTGTGGCCAATCTACCATTGGAATATTTACAAAATCCCAATTAGCCTCTTCTAATCCTTCACCTACACTAAAACATTTTAAATTACCATAGTTTGCAGGTAATGCTGAATTTATTTTAGTTGCAAATGCTCCACCTATGTTCTGACCCTCACCAACCGATATAATTGCATTATAAGAAATATCTGTAATACAATCCGTTATTCTATATCCTAAAAAGTTCGGGTCAATTAAAAAAAAAAGACAACGATTTTTGTCATTGTGAGTGGTAAGTGTGAATGTTGCACTCCACCCAGCTAATCCATTGTTAAACCTATCACTAAAAGGTTCACATGTAATCTCTGTATTGATTTCAAATCCATCTACACTTCTTTGAGTATATGAAGTTAAATCATTTAAGATACTCAATGTGTTTGCATGAATATCAACTAAATCATCTCTTTTATAAAATGGAAGTGTAATCTCATTTGTTTCAGGATTACTTTCGTTATTTTTATTTTTAACTTTATCTGCTATTATCAATTGTATTTGATAATCAGTTGTAGATGTTCCCCAATTTGTTTGTGTAATATTTACATTACCAATTGGATAATTAGGAAACTCATCATAGTCAACATCACTCAATGCACCCTGTGATACCATTTCAATGGAAGGATGGTTTGTCATTATAGTTTTAAAATAATTTAAAACATTATAATACAATGAGTAATTAATTCCTGAATTATGAACGATTGCTGCCATAGTTTATTATAATTGTATCCCTGACCAGTATTGATTTGACATATCGGGATAGATTTGAGTTTGATTTCCAACAGTCTCTAAATATTGAGGTATATTATTAGAATATGCAATTAAATAGTTTTGTAATCTTAAAGCATAATAATCTGCATTATTGGTTGCCTTTTGTAAAAGATAATCAATCTCATTCTTTGCTGGAGCAGTTCCTTGTTCACTTACCTGTTTAACTGCACCATTGGATTTGAATTGAACAGAACTAAATGGAATGTATTCTACACATGAATACCACAATAAAGTGTATTTAATATGGTCATCCAATAAGTCTTGATAATAAACCGATAGATTAGCAACTGTCCCTGCACTTATTTGTGCTTGTAGATAATCAAATAAAACTGTTCCTAATAAGTTCTTTAAATACTTATCTTGTGCCGTTCTAACGAATGGCAACAAAGCATCTGCATCTATTGAACCCTGAAGTATTGAGTTCTTTATGATATCGTTCCTGTTAATGAATAAAGCGTAGCTCATATTATTTATATATTTCGTATTCTTTTGATAAAATTGTTGGCATCTTAAATCTTTGTGGTTCGTTCACTACTGCATCCGTATTATCTTCTGTTGTAGCAGGATTTTCCATAGACTTATTAGTTTCATCTTCAACTTGTGCAACTGATTTACCAGTTTCTTCTGCCTGTTGAGAAAGGATTACTAATGGAGTCAATTGTTCAAAGTATAATTCAGTATCGTTATATCCAGAACATGTCAATGCATAATCTAAAGTATTTAAAATTAAGTTTTGGAAAGGTGCAATAGTCATTGTTTGCATAATAGAGAATGCCGTCTTCATTTCTTCACTTTGAGAACTAAAACCATTGTTCTTTGTTCTAATACCAAATAATAAAGGTGAAGTTACTCTATGTGCAACTAATATTCTATCTTGAACATATTCTGCAACATAATCATACTTCTCATGTAAGTTTTCTACATTAATTGTGTCGATTGTAGGTTTAGTAGTCACATCATCGTTGAATGAAACCATAAATCTACCTGCGTTATCTGTTCCTGTAAACTTAGCCTGTATTAAATCCTCAATAGTTTCTCTTTCTTCAGGTGCAGGAACTCCATTATTAAAGTTAATCATCACTGCTGGTAAGAAACCATTGGTAATGTTATTAAAGTGTAAATTAGAGATTTCACCATCAGACATTGCTAATTGTAAAGCTGATATCCAATCAGGTAGAGAATAATAATATAAACCTGGACAATAATTCTTAATGTAAAGTATTTCCATCTTTTCATTAGAAGTTTCAAATGCAGGTATTTTCTTTTTATCTCTTACCTTTTTCATATCATTCCAATCTACACAATAATAGTAATTTTCTATTTTTGGACTACCATAAAGTTTTTCAGCACGAAGTGTTTGAACTGGAACATGATACATCTTTTTAATCTTTGTATGTGTCTCATCCCAATATACTTGAAATGCTGCATTACCAAATAACTTTAAGTCAAATGATACTTTCTTTAATTCTTCTTGTGGTAAAATTCTATTTAAGATTTCATTAAATGCTTCATTCTTAGAATAAATTCCTTTACCATATATTAAATCTGCAATACCTTCAACAGATGCTGCATTAGTTGTTGATACATTGAACGCTGATATAATTGCATCAAAAAAATCATCTTGTCCATAAACACCAAACGGCACCCATGTATAACGAGTTTTAGTATCCTCTTGAATTATAGGAAGTTGATTATTGTTTACATTTACTATTGCGAAGTTTTGTTTCCCTTTCATATTAGTTATAAATTATATACTTGTTCTCACTTTCATGTGATGTTATTGGCGGTATTTGGTTTTCGTATTCTGATTTTTCTGCAGTAGTTGGTTTATATATTTGGAAACTTCCTCTCCATATATCTACACTACCTGATGGTGTTCCATTATATAGAACTGCACGATATTCATCACCTGGAAATGTTCCAGAAATACTGGCAGTAAATCCAATATAACTTTCGTATCCTTCGTATGTAATACCACTTAATGATGCGGTAAATGTATTTAAACCCATCATATCAGTCAAAGACATTGTGAATTCGTTTAATGTAGATGCCGTAGGTTGTGTTCTAAAGGTATATGAGTTGCTCTGTGATATATAATAGCTCTGCATTATCTATGTTTTATATATTAAAAACAATGAGTTTGGTAAAAATAGTTATGAAACAAAAAAACCCCACTCCAAAGAGTAGGGTTTCAATATTTTAATTCACAATATTAATTATGAACCATAAACAATAGTTGGTTGAACTGATAAACCAGCGAAAGGATTAG